AAATAAAAACAGAAATAAAGAAAGAATATAATCCTTACATAGAAAAAATACCACAACGTATAAAAGAAAAATATGGACACATCAGATTTTAATTTTATATTTTTAGGACAAGCTGTTTTAAAATATCGAGTGCCATTAGATATATATAGTATTATAAATGATGTGTATGAAAAACGTAGACATGAATTATACCCTGCTAATAAACAATTAGTTGGTAAAATTGAACAAGAACATTCTTTGTTTTTTGATGGTCCACCTAATAATAAAATGCAACCGCATAGGTGTTTACCAGATAATGTTATGCAATGGTTTTGGGAAAAATTTAAACATTATTTAGATTGGAATAAAATAATTGAATATAAAATGCATTTAAATTCTTGTTGGGTTAATGAAATGAAAGAACATGAGTATAATCCAATACATATTCATCAAGGAAGTTTATATACAGGTTTATCGTCTGTAATGATTTTAAAACTACCGGAACACACAGGTGTTGAGTATTCTGCACAAGATAAACCTATGAATGGTAAATTACAAATAATAAGTAATTCAACTGGTCAATTTTGTAATACAGATTATGCACCTAATACACAAGAAAGAGATTTTTATATTTTTCCATATGATATGAGACACTGTGTTAATCCTTTTAACGGACCAGGATTAAGAAGAACATTGTCTTTTAATTGTGATGTAGCATACAACCCAATAACAAATAGGACCGCACAATGATAATAACAGAACCTAAGTGGAAAAGTTGGATAGTTGAAACTACTACACCTTTATTTACACCTGAACAATGTCAAAAAATTATTGATGCAGGACGTAGGCAAAAACCACAACAAGCAAAAGTTGGAATAGATAAACCAGGGGGAAGCGGTGTTGATACTAAAAAAAGAACAACAACTATATCTTGGTTGCCTTTTGAAGAAATGAAACCAATGTATAATGATATTAATACGTTTATACAAAAAGCAAACAGAAATCATTTTGGATTTGAAAATGTAGCAATTACAGAAATGGCACAGTTTACAGAATATCCAGAAGGTGGTTTTTATGATTGGCATATGGATACAGATGTTAATATGCAACACGAACCACCGGTTAGAAAAATATCTATGACTTTATTGTTGTCTCCTGAAAATCAATTTGAAGGTGGAGATCTAGAACTTATGGCTCCAGGTAAAAGAGCAAACCTTAAACAAGGTTATGCCATAGCATTTGCTTCTTTTATAAATCATAGAGTAGCACCAGTAACTAAAGGTGTTAGACAATCTCTTGTTATGTGGTTTGGTGGAGAACCTTTTAAATGATTACTGAAAAATTTTTTCCAACTATTGTACATGGTAAAGATGTAGAATTAGACAATAATAAATTAGCACACGATATTATTAATTGGTCTAATCAAGATAAAGGTGTATCTAAAACTAATATTAAAGGTTGGCATTCAACAACAGATATGGCTACAAAACCAGAGTATCAAGAATTAATTACAGAACTAATGAGAATGCAAAAAGAAATATATGAACACGAACATTTAGATAGACATGCAAGACTAGGTAATATGTGGGCTAATATAAATCCACCAGGAGGTATGAATCAACCACACCTACATTCTAATGCTTTGTTTAGTGGAGTATATTATATAAAAGTTCCACCTAAATCTGGTAGACTTAGAATATATGATCCAAGACCAGGTGCACAAATTACTATGCCTACAAGAAAACCAGGAAATCCTGGTAAAGATTTCTGGCGAGATGCAAATATAGAACCAATCCCAGGTAGAATTATAATGTTTCCTGCATGGTTATGGCATTCAGTTGAGGAAAATAAATCAAATGATATAAGAATATCAGTAAGTTTTAATTTTATACAAGATGGCTTTTAATAAATATCAAGTAATAAAAAATGCAATTAGTTATGAATTAGCTAATTTTATATTTAACTATTTTTTACTTAAACGTGATGCAGTTAAATATATGTATGATAATAATATAACATACGATAACGGTATGTTAGGCACTTGGAAAGATGAACAAATTCCAAACACATATTCTCATTATGCTGACCATGTAATGGAAACATTATTAATGAAAGTATTACCTAAAATGCAACAGGAGACAGGTCTTGAGCTAGTGCCTACATATTCATACGCTAGAATATATAAACAAGGTGATATACTACATAAACACAAAGATAGACCTAGTTGTGAGATATCTACAACCATACATTTAGGTGGTGACCCGTGGTCTATATTTGTAGAGGGCACAGAAGTGATGCTTGATGTTGGAGATATGTTAGTATATAGTGGTTGCGAATTAGAACATTGGAGAGAACCTCTAGAAGGTAATACTTGCGCTCAAGTATTTCTTCATTATAACCATGTAAATGGTCCTTTTGCTAAAGAAAATAGGTTTGACAAAAGGCCGATGTTAGGACTTCCATCAATGCGGAAGTTATAATACAATGAGGTTATATGTTACAAAAAGTAAATTTTCAGCCAGGATTTAATAAACAAGTTACATCAACAGGTGGCGAGGGCCAATGGATAGAAGGTGACAATGTTAGATTTAGATATGGTACACCAGAAAAAATAGGTGGTTGGGCGCAATTAGGCTCTGTTGATTTAACAGGACGTAACACAGCCATACATCATTTTGTAAATGCTAGTGGTATTAAGTATGCAGCGTTAGGTACAAATAGAATTTTATATGCATATTCTGGTGGTATTTTTTATGACATACACCCAATTAAAGCTACAACAACTTTAACATCTGCATTTTCTACAACTAATGGATCAGCAACTGTTACAATAACTTTTGCATCAGCTCACAATATTAATAAAGGTGATATTATATTATTAGATAATTTTTCATCTATTACAAATTCTGGTTTTACTGCATCTAATTTTGATGACAACAAATTTCAAGTAACAACTATACCAACAACTACTACACTAACTATTACTATGGCATCTAACGAATCAGGATCAGGTGCAACTACTTCTGGTGGTATTCGTGTTAAACATTATTATCCTGTAGGACCAGCAGTTGAAGTTGCAACAACAGGTTGGGGTCTTGGATCTTGGGGTGGTGTACAACAAGGACAGTTTACCTCAACACTATCGTCAGGAATAAATGCATCAGTCACATCATTAACTATGGCAAGTTCAACATCATTTGCATCATCAGGTACTGTACAAATCGGTTCTGAACTAATTACTTACACAGGAAATAGTGGAGGCACTTTATCTGGGTTAACGAGAGGTGCAACAGGTACAACTGCAGCAATACATTCAAGTGGCGCAACAGTTACAGATGCTTCAAACTTTTTTGCATGGAACGCTGCCGCATCAGGTGACATCGTTACAGCACCAGGTCTATGGTCATTAGATAATTTTGGTAACAAACTTATTGCAACTATATCTGGTGGAGAAACATTTGAATGGGATTCAGATCCTACAACTGCAAATGCAACAAGAGCAACTATACTTGCTAACGCACCAACGTCATCTAGTTTTAGTTTAGTATCAACACCTGATAGACACTTAATATTTTTTGGAACAGAAACAACTATTGGTACATCAAGTACAAGAGATGAAATGTTTATAAGATTTTCTGATCAAGAAAATATTGATGGCTCAGATGCTTATGCACCATCAGCTACTAACACTGCTGGTACACAAAGACTTGCAGATGGATCAAAAATTATGGGAGCGATACGTGGTCGTGATGCAATTTACGTTTGGACTGATACTGCATTATTTATTATGAGATTTGTAGGAAGTCCATTTACATTCTCATTCCAACAAGTTGGTACTAACTGTGGATTGATAGGACAGAATGCAGCTGTAGAAGTTGATGGTTCTGCTTATTGGATGTCAGAAAATGGTTTCTTTAGATACACAGGTAAACTAGAATCACTTGCATGTTTAGTTGAAGATCATGTTTACGATGATATTAATACAATTCCTAAACAACACATTAATGCAGGATTAAATAACTTGTTTGGTGAGGTTATGTGGTTTTATCCTAACTCAGGATCAGGGACCGTGAACCGTATGGTATGTTACAATTACCTAGACTCAACACCAGAACGTCCAGTTTGGACAACAGGCACACTAGCTAGAACAGCTTGGCAAGACTCAGCTGTATTTGGTAAACCACATGCAACAGAATATAATAGTGATGATACAACAGCGACTACAAACAAAGACCACGTTATTGGATGCACTGATGGTACAACAACATACTTTGAACATGAAAAAGGATTAGATGAAATTAAAGAAGGTGCAACAAATTCTATTACCGCAAACATACAATCAGGAGATTTTGATATAGGTCAACAAGGACTTGCTGGTGATGGTGAGTTTATGATGAAAATTAGAAGAGTATTACCAGACTTTTTATCACAGACTGGTGATAGTGTTGTTACATTAAATTTAAAAGATTTTCCAAATGATACTGCAGCTAGTTCATCACTTGGACCATTTACCGTAAATAATTCTACACAAAAACTAGACACACGTGCTAGAGCTAGATCAATTGCATTAAAAGTATCTAACAGTAGTACAAGTCAGTTTTGGAAACTTGGTACATTTAGATTAGATATACAACCGGATGGTAGAAGATAATGGCTAGAATTGTACAATCACTTACACAACCTACAAAAAATTACGATGAACAGATACAACAATCATTTGTTAGAGATATAGATAGTATTGTGCAAAAATTAAATACAACATTTCAACAAGATATAAAAGAAGAAGCGGAAGCGGAGGCATATTTCTTTGGCTAATACATTTGTAAATAAAAAAGTAGATCTAACAACTACTAGTGCTACAACATTGTATACAGTGCCTAGTGCTACAACTGCTATTATTAAATCAATAATAGTATCAGAAGACTCAGGAAACGCTGATACTATAACTGTAACTATTACAGATACAGCTAGTGCTGTGTTTAGTTTATTTAAGACTAAATCTATTAGTGCTAATGCAACAACAGAACTATTAACAGGCCCTCTTGTATTAGAGGAAAGTGAAATATTAAAAGTAACAGCAGCTACAGCAAACAGGCTACATGTGGTGTTATCTGCTCTAGAAGTTAAGAAAAGAACTGTTACAACATAGCTTGATTTACTTGACAAAAACAAGTAATATAAGAAACCACAGGTTAAATTCCTGCTTTTAAAATTAACTTAAAAAATTATATGAAAACAGGATTAGAATCACTAGACACAGGTGCACCAGAAATTACTTACTCAGGTAATCAAGGACCTAAATCACCACAAGAAGACCAGCAAAAAATGGCTGAGTTTCAATTACAAGAATACATGGAAGAATTTGAAAGAGTGTTTCCTGATATGAAAGATAAAAGAGGAACGCCTGATTACATGAAAGAATTACAAGATTATTTTGAAGGACTAGCATCTAAACAAGATGAAGGTGTTGGTAGTATGGCCATGAAATCTGGTCTAATAGACGAATATAGAAATTATAAAATGGGTCAAGAAGAAGCTGGTGAACAATTTATGTCACCAAGAGATTATTACAGATCACAAGAACAAGATAGAATGGGTGTTAAAGACGGTGGAGTTATGCAACTTGTTAAAGAAAAAGAAGATGGTTCAAGACCTGGTTATAGAGGACCTGGTGGTTATCAAGGTGGTCGAAATGAAGCTGATCAAGCTACTGGAGGACAAGGTGGTTTGGGTGGCACTGGTGTTGACAACAGAGGTGGCACTGGCGGTAATAATCAACCTACATATAGCCCTCCTCCAACAGGACCACGTGAACTTGGTATAAGTAGCACAAGTCCAGATGCACCACCTGAACCAGAGGATAAAGGAACATTTGAACAAAATTTAAATCAAGCAAGAGCAGTTATTAATGCTCAACTAACTCCAACAACTTTTAATAAAGTTAAAAATATTATTCCTTATATAGGAACTTTAAGTAGAATAGGATTAATACCTGATAAATTTGCAAAACATAATTGGGCTATAAAAAATAATGTTATTCAAGATATGTTTAGAACTGGAGAGTATTCTGAAGATATGATTACTCCAGAATTTTGGGATACAAGAGAGGGTGAAGATATTTTAACAGATTCAGGATTTCATTCAACTTTTCCAGAAAATGAATTTAGAGATGGTCCACCAATAATTTTACCTCCGGTTATGCCAATGGGTGGTGGTGCAGATTTAGATTCAAAAGAATTAGGAACACCTTTTACATTTCAATTTGGACAACCAAATAGAAGTTTAACAGAAGCGGACCAAGCACGTATTAGTAACATTGGTGGTAAATCTACTTTCTTAGCAGATGGTGGCATGGCAAGAGAACCAGCAG